CAAGTCTATAAGCTTCAGCTTGTTGCCTGATGTGTGGTGCTGCATTTTCTGATATACCACATATTCTAACTGTAGCTCTTTCTGCCCAATACTCAGGTGAATGACCTTTATTATTCTCAGTAACTACGTCTATTAAACCTAACCCACTTTCTGAATTATCTAACATTAATATCTCTTAGCCTCAGGTGGTCCGTCAATAACGCTTCTAATTTCAGTAATATTTTTTAATTGTTCTTCTCTAAGTTTTTCATTATACCAAGATAACTTAACTTGTCTATAAGTGCCCTCGCTGTCTACCACTAAAATATCTGGGTCATCAAGTCTATGATAACCGTAAAGTCTTTCTTCAATAGGGGAGTTAGTATCTAATAAACCAGAGCGTGGAGCTACATTGATAATCATACCAGCTTCAATACATTTAGCTAACCAAAACTCACAACAGCCTTTACCCGCTTCAGCAAAGTGCACGTTACCTTTATAACTAAAATCTATACCAAATAAATTTAGTGCTTTAACTTTGTTATACAAAGCGAAAGCAAAAGCATATGGTACAGTATTATTAAAATAGGCACTATCAGTAGCCTGAGCTACTTCTTCTAATGGATATAATATAGCTGAGGGTACTCTTTCATCAAGTGTACAAGTATAGATAGGTACTTTATTTTCCGGTAACCATCTACGCATGATACCAGTTTGTGTACCAGCATCGTCTGTGTCTAAAAACCTGCTAGGTGGGTCAAGCATGAAGACTCTATCACACTTAGTGATAGCTCCCATGCAATTTATTCCCCAAACTTCATCGTAAACGTTTGAGTGTATTAAACTTAGGTGAAAGTCTAGCTGACTCTCGCCCATAGCGACTATGGCAATACTCTTGCCCTCTAAATTTTTTTCTATCATGACTGGGGTGTTCTCCGTACTTCATCGTATCTGTTTTGGTCTCGGGTAGATTTACCCTCACCAAGATTTTTAAGTGAAGCTAAAGCCTCTTGAAACCTAGCCTCATAAACTGGTGTGGTCTCGTAACTTTTTAGGTAAGTATTAGCTTCTACTAAACTGCCGTATAACATAGCGTTTACTGCATTAGTAGAGAGCCAAGTAGTACCTGTGGCTGTAGCGGTTAGAGAAGTTGGTCTATAAAAGTAATGTAACTCAAAATTATAATTTGAGTTAGGAGTAGGTGCTAGTATAAAACTTGACTCATCAAACTCAGCGTAATATTTAGGTTGCGCAGTAGTGCCCTCTGCTGGGGTAAAATCACGTATAAAAGAAACGTGTTTTAATTTTAAAAGATGATAGTTATTACTAGAATCTATTACTGCTAAACTAAAAGGGGCTAAAAAATCAGTAGGCATAGCTAGGTAAGTGTTACTAGCTGTTCCTGCACCTGTTACGTTTTTTCTAAAAACATCTAACTGTACATTTTTTAAAATACGCTCTTCAGCAGTTTTTATAAAATCAGGTAAGTGTGTAACAAAACTTGACTCTGTGCTTTCAGCGTAATCTTGTATAGCTGTTTTTAATGATGTTAAAGTCCAACTCATGATATTATGTTACTATAGTTACGTTTCCTAGACTAGCCTCTAAAGTTTGAAGATCAAAACTAGAACCTATAGGGTCATTATGGTTTATATTCATAGATAAACCTGTTACACCATTTACATCTTTAGTGTTTTCAGTTTTTACTATACCATAACCTGTAGTGGGTGCGACCTGTGCTGGTCTTGGATCACGTAAAGCTTCTGGATCCGTTCTATGGTGGGGTGGTTCTAGTTGAGGATGTTTAGGGTCAAACATATCTGGTCCAACTAACAAACCGTTCCATGTTTTTTTCATAGTATTTAATTTATACCTAAACCCACTTATATCACATATACCGTATGCGTGTTTACCTTTAGCGTATGCCATTATTTTTTCTTCCTACTTTTACGTATAGCTTCTTTACCTTTTTTAAAAATACTAGCTACAAAAGTTTTACCCATCACTTTAGCTCTTTGTTCACCTACAGTAAGTATCTGAATCTTGCGAGCAAAAGGCTTCTTAATTTTTTTAACTTTAGCTACTGTTTTTCTAGCGTCCTCCGGAGTGGCAAATTTTATACTGACTGTATCTTTAGGATTTTCATCAGTATAAAGTCTTCTGCCACTACCTTTAGGTTTTTTACCTGTACCTACTTTAGGGTCTCTACCTTTTTTTCTTGGCACGTCTCTTTGACCCTTTTTTAGCAGCACTCATTTGAGCTTTAGTAGGTGCACCCTTAGCACCTTTTTTACGCATACGCTCACCTGAACCTGCTTTTATTCTTTTGCGTTTAGCATGTATATTAGCCCACAAACCTTTTCTATGTCCAGGCATTAATAAGTGTTCCTAGCTGGTGTGAGCATTAATGAAACTCTAGGTGAGTCCTCATCTGCTGCTAATTTAAAATCTTGTTCGTATTGCTGTTTTAACAACCCTACTCTTTCAGGGTTCTTTTTCATAGCAATATAATATGCTAAACCACTAGTTAAACAAGGCATAAACCTTGAGGGTATCTCAGGGTCTTCGGCTGAACTACTTACGTCATCTATACGTTGTACGTTATACGTAACTAACTTATAAGTAGCTGTATCATCGGGTGTTGGCCACAAGTTAACCACCGGAGATATTTGTCTGTCAACAAAATATTGACTAGGTCTGCCTTTTGATTCTTTATTAGGTATGTTTAAATACTCACTTCTACCTATACGCTCAATCTGTAAATCAGTTTGATTATTACTAGAATCAGTTTGCCTTATAACTGCTGTTAGTATATCTAAGTCATAACTATTAAAAGTATAACTAGCTGTGCCTGCAGTTATGTTAGTAGTAACTTGTTCTATAGTCCAAAGGTTTACCCCTCTGTTAGACCAGTCGGCGAACATTATATTTAATGAACGCCGAGCTGTTTCTGCGTCGTATCCAGTTCTAAGTTCTATACCTGCTAGTTCAAAAGCTTCTTCTATAGCATCACCTATGCTTAGTGAAAAAGTTTTAGTACCAGAGGTAGCCATTACTCATAATCCTTTATACAATGTAGGACTATTAAATAAGTATCGCCTGAACTATGCCCAGTAGTTGTAAGTAGTAAGTCTCCATTTTTACCAGAGCCTGCTGTATTTTGTAAACCACCAAAGGGTCCAAAATCTAAAATACCGTCGGCACTAGGGTTTAACTCCATACATAAAGTGTTACTAGTAGCATTCCAGAATAAACCTATTTTAGTAAAGCCTAGTATTGAATAATAAACTTTATTTAGTTTTACTCCTGTACATGCTGCTCCGTCACTTTTACGTGCTGTTAAACCACTTACATCTACTTTAGCGACGGCACTTTCACCAGTACCGTCACTTACATTAGTCAGCTGAACTATAAAATCTTTATCACCATCTAAAATGGTTGTTGATGTTACTGCATCAGCCATGGTTTACCTCCCTTACGCGTCAGCGAATGGTGTTACTATGGTGCCTGAAGCTATAACTATACCTTCTACTGCATATTTAGCTGAGGCCATAGCAGTTACTTTTATTATGCTTCCTGCTACACCGCCTTTAGTAGAACCGTTTAACGTGATAACATCATTACTAGCACCTGATATAAAAGTTTTACCTGTAGCATCACTTTTACCTAAATATAGTGCTCCTACAAACTTATCAGTACCATCAGTTTTGATATCTAAATCAGTAGCTGCAGTTTCAACTATAAAAGTAAAAGTAGCACCTAAGTTATTTAACTGATTAGGGTCATCATTTCTACCAGGATCGGTAGCTACTATACTAGGTAAAGTAAACTTACCGTCAGCGTCATTACATGTAAGTACCTTACCTGCATGAGCATCTACTGTTAGTGTGGTGTCTGCAGTTAAACTAACTACGTTAGCATTACCTGCCGAAATAAAACCAGCCAAAGATTTAACTGGTCCTGAGAATGTCGATCTTGCCATATTAAGTCTCCTTAATTATCTATCGTCTTGGCTTGTCTGCTAGGTCAGTCGATAGATTGTTAATATTTCCTAGAATTAAATTCTAACTTAATTACCCTCAAAAAGAAAGGGAGCCGAAGCTCCCTTACTTCC